TTGTGAGATAAGCTCCTAAATCTTGCTCTACACCACCATTTATGATTACTACTTTACCTTCAGCATTTTTTTGTAGCTTATTTTGTAGTAATGACAAGGTTTGTTCTGCATTGATCGCACCAAGATTACTGATGGCTGCAAGGGCTGTCTGTTTTGTAGATGCAACTTCATTAGAAGTTTTCATATCTTGTAACTGTTGAGATAAGCTATTAATCTGTGCATCTTTATCTTGTGCAGTTTTATTAGCTTCTTCCCAAAGAGTCTTGTACTGTCCTTGATCTTCTAGTTCTTTGGTACGTTTTTCTTCTTTTTGCTTGTAAACCTCATCAAGTTTACCTTTAATACCTTGAAACTTTTCTTGTGCTTCAGCAGCTTCTTTTTGAGCAGCAGCTAATTTTGCTTCATATTCTGCTTTTACAGACTACTTTTTCTTCGATTGCCATGAATTAGTCAGAAAGTGGACTTGTAGTTTTTTTCTTAGAAGGCTTTTTCTTAGCTTCTGATTTTGGTTTCTCTGCTGGAGTGGATTTAACAGCAGGGATCTCTGCCAGTTGCCACTTATATGTTCCATCAGATTGTTGAACATAATCTAGATGTTTGCCCATAAGTTATATGTACTTAACTATCATTGTAACAAACTATTCGGGTTTGGCCTCATTTGCGTTAGGTAAAACTTCACCTTGAACAAGAATATCTCTAAATTCTTCTCTATCTATTACTTGCTGATCAAATAATGAGGTTAAAGCTGTAATATCTTGTCCGATTAGCCTTTCAATATCAAAATCTCTACTAATTTTTACTTCTGGTGGTTCAATTCCAACATATTCTGCTGATAAATTAAATGCTTTTTGTAATTTTTGCTCTAATTCCATAGAAACCATAGCAAGCATTGAGTTTGTATCAACACGATCTAATCTTCTTGCATCAGCAGATTCAGCTACAAATTTTTGTTGACTAAGTGTACTGATACCAAGAGTAGCCATTTGCATCTGTAATTCTTTTATCTCAGAAGATTGAGCATCAAAAGCACTCGAAGCTGGTTCTACATAGTAAACTTTGTTACCTGGCTGAGTTGCCATTGCATAATTTACAGATATAGCAAGGTCTTTGGTCTGGTCATCATATCCTTCCATTACCAGCATTGGCTGAGATGCAACATGCAAACTATGGATTAAATCAGCCTGTCTTTGGTAATGTGCAAGATTTAAATAAGCAATGTCTAATAAAGGAGGCTTGCTTGTCATATTGTCTACCTTGCCAGAATAAATAGTGACTAAAGGTATTTCACCTAAAGAAAACTGTCCTGATTCTGCTAATTCAAAATCCTTTTCATTTGGTGTGCCCTGCATATTACCAGCGTATGCACCATCATTTTCTTCATACATATCTTCAACAGTTTCTTTTCTTCTAAATACACGATAACGACCAGGTTCTATCACTCTCATCTGGTCATATATTTTTTCACCAAAAGCACCGTCAGGTAGAACAGCTTTTTCTGCAATTCTTACTTGAACAAGATTTCCGTAATTTGCCTCCCTATCTAATCTCCAGCCATAAATATTTGTTGGATCGACTTCTATCCAGTAAGGTCTGCGGTTTTGTGAACGTTCTTCGGCTAAACTTACTGCTCCTCCAGGTGCAGGATAATCTACAAGAATATGACTCTGACCGTAAGTAAGAGAACACATTAATAATCTTCTTGCATATTCATCTAAATCTGACTTGCAACCATCTACATCTGCTTTGAACATTTCTGTCCAATATGGATCGCCTATCAATGATATTGGTTTCCTTAATACAAGACCTGTAGCTGCTCTTATTAATCTCTGTGTAAAAGGACTAAATACTGACCTATTTACCCTAGCAAGATAAGCATCATAATCTTCTCTTGGTTCTAATGGTAAAAATGCTTCACTATTTTCTCTTAAATATTCTGTACCTTCACTAACAGCTTTCATTATTTCCCAACCTTTCATCATATCCAGCACAGCCCTATTTCTAGTAAAAGGACTATCAGTACTACCAATATATGTAGTGGCAGTAATGCTGGTTTTCAGCATACCTGGTAATGCGTATGTCATTTAACGGCACCTCCATTTTCTTAATGCTAACGCCTTTCTGGTAGGTTTACCGTTAGGTTTTTTCATTGGCCCAGGCATACCCTTCATTCTTGCACAAAAAGATGCTCGTCTTTTGGCTGCTTTACTACCAGGCTTTACTTTTCCTGTTACTGGTGCTTTTAGATTACTGCCAGTAGCACGATTATATTTTGCACGACCTTTTGCTGTTAATCCACCTGTCTTGGATTTTTCTCCTCTACCTACACTTAAGTTTACTTGTTTACGTTTTTTTCTCATTTGCCCACCTTTGCTTGTGCCTTTTTATGGGCTTGACTAAAAGTATCTCCTGCTCTCATTCGCCTTTTCATAAACTCCATGTGCTTTGCACTATGATGCTCAGAGTGTTTACTCAATAAAGTTTTTTGGCGAGGAGTAAGTTTCACTTCTTTTTTCGTTTTTTCTTAGAACGGAGTTTTTTAAGATCAGCAGACGTAATTTTATCTCTAGGAGGAGCAACCCTAGCTAATTTACGCTGTTTGCTTGAATAAGAACCTTTAGGCATTAAGCAGCACTGGTAATAGTACCAGAAGTTATAAAGCTAACGCTAACTGTTTCTAGATCACCTGTTGTTGCAGATAGACTTGTTCCTGTAACAATTCCAGAAAAACTTACTTTTTTAGCTCCAGTGGTATCTAAAAACAATTCAAACTGTGCATCACCAGCATCTTCTGTAGTTAAAACATCAGTTAATAAGTTTGCAGTTTCATCTCCACTGGCTGCTGTATATAGAAAATCAATAGTTCCAGAACCAGAAATCAGTCCACCAACAAATGATCTTGATGTAGCTCCATGAGCAGTTACGTCTAATGAATCTTTTGTTGTATCTAGTGTCCAACCTGTAGTTGAAACTATTGCTTCAGTAGTTCCAGATCCGTTTTTAAATTTAACAGAGCCTTCTTCACCACGAAAAAATGCCATTATTCTAAGAAAAAAGAGTATTTATAAATAGTTTAACTTGTAGTTGACTTTTTTACAGTACCTTTTTTGTTTTTTGCTAAATATTGTTCACATCTTGGATCCCAAAGTGCAGGATTTCGTTTTCCTTTGAGTTTTTCGATAATGTCGAGCATCTCATCAGTAATTTCAATCATTTTTTCTTCCTTTTGGTAGTTTTTTTACGTCTATGTTGATATGTTATCTTCTTACTGCTAGTTTTTTCACGTTTAAACCGTGCTTTTTCACTAGCTGTCATTTCTGAGGCTGTCTTAGGTGTCTTACTTGATACTCTCTTACTTGGTCTACAGGCAGGGTATCCTCTTTTTTCACCTTTCTGACGACCACAAGGCTTTCCCGTTTTAACATCAACCCAATTTTCTTTGAACCATCGGGTAAGGCCACCGCTACTTCTTGCCACTTTTTTTAGTTCCTGTGCGATAAGTACCACCACGCTTCTTGTACTCTCGTACAAGCCATGCGTTAGCGTAAGCAGAAGGGTAAACTTTGAATTTACGCTTTGCCTCTGCTTTTACCCTAGAGTATAACGCTTTATTTACAGGAACATTCGCCACGTTTCTTGCCTCCCTTCTTTTTCTTCTTCTTTTTCTTAGTAGTAGAATGGTACATAGTAAGAATTAGGTAGTTCTTAATATATTCTAAACGAAGTTTGGCCTAATGTCTCTGGTTTGGCAAGGTTAAACTGCTGTAAACATAAATATCCAAAAGCATCAAAAGCGTGGTCAACTCCTAAATTTTTGTTTGGCATACCTGTATTTGGAGCGTAAGTCAGAGTTCTAAGAGATTTTATTAATTCTTTACACCTCGGATGTATAAAAGTTCGCCTTTCTCCGTTTGCATCAAGCAATGCAGTGTTAACAGCAGTTATCTTATCTCTGATTTTCCAGGGTGATTTAGGACTCATAACAGTAAAACCATTTCTTCTTAAGATCGTATGGTCTGTAACACCAACCCCACTGGTTTTTCTCGCACTACCCGTAGGGTCAGGGCAGGCAATTACTCTTCGATCTACTCCATATCTTCTAATAACTTCCTCCGCAAAATCCCAAGTTGTTGCTCCACCCGTCAACATGATTTCATCAAACACATATAAGTTATCCTCATGCTTAACAGCACAGATTCCTGCCATCGGATCTACGTTAAAATCTAATCCAATCAGCAAAGGCATCAAATGAAAATCCTGTACTTCCTTCTCAATATTGTCATCATCAAAACTAATAGCTACTAAACCAGTTAAATTTTCAAAACTAGCTTCAAATTCCTGCCTAAATGTCCTCGCATCTAATTGACCTCTAGCTGCTTCAACTTCTTCTGGAGCGACATTACCCCCTTCAATCGTAGTAAAACTCCACCTCTGCCAATCATCTCGTTCAGTTTCTCCGCAATAACACCACATATCATAAAACCAACTAGCAGTTCCATCAGGTGTACTAATAAATAACGCCCACCCCTGTTTGTCTGCTAAAGCTGGTCTTATGACTTCCGCCCATACATCTTGATCCATAAACGCTGCCTCATCTAACACCACCCCCGAAAGACTTCTTCCTCTCAAAGCCATCGCATTTTCTGTCCCTTTTAGCTCGATAGTTGACCCATTTATCAATTCAATCCGTAAATCTGTCTCATTTTTACTTTTTATCCAGATTTTTGGCACTAATCTCTTTAATTCTTTCCATGCAATGTCTTTTGCCATGCGATATGTAGGTGCACAGTAAAAATATGTCTCCCCTGGTCGATTTATCGCACCACGAATCAATTCAATACAGGAAAGATATGATTTTCCAAATCTTCTACCAGCTACAAGAACACGAAATCGTTTTTCACAGTTAAAAACTTGACCCTGGGCATATCTTAGACTGATTTCTGGTGCGGTTTTTACAGGCATACACTAAAAAATAACAAATTTTTCAACTATTACCCCCTTTTTATAGCCTAATTTACATTTTCTAGGTTATCATTCAATTAATACCTTATCTGATTGAGTCCGTGGCTGAATCGTTTATGTCTGGCTTTATTCCAGCAGACCATAAAGAACAACAAGTAAAAAGAAAAAGAAGAGCTAAGTTTGCTCCTAATACTCAAGAGCATATTCAAGCTAGAAGTCAAAGATTATACTCTCGTCAACTCGAGGGTAAAACTACAAGGCAGCTTGTTCTCGAACACGCAAAGATTGAAGGCATTGCAGAAACTTCAGCTTGGAATGATTGGAATAGAGTAAAACAGTGGAATAATGAAGATTGGGAGAAAGATAGAGAAAATATGCTTCCAAGACTTCAAGCAATGAGAGTTAGATTATTTAACAAGGCAGTATCAAAAGGTCAATTACAGACAGCAGCACAAATATTAGATTCATTAGGCAAGGTTATCGGAGAGTCAGTAGAGACAGTCAATATTCAAGCACCTGAATTATCTATAAAAGTAGAAACAAAGTAGTACATCTTTATTAGTAACGAAGATTACGGATATATATTTAAGTTCCTCGGAGTGTAATATGGCAAAAATTTTTCTGCAACACTCCCCCAAATGGCCTCAAACTGGCCTGTGTGCCTCTGTAAGGCCATTGAAATATCACTCTGGTGTATTAGTACCTGAAGAAATTCGGCCTGTCTGAGGCGATCCTCAGCGGAGCAATGTGACAATAAAAAAGTGGCACATATCATGTTGCACTGATGTCATCATGAGGTTATATTGAATATATAAATAGGTTGCAGTCCCGTACGGGTGCCTCATAGTGTGATACTCAGAACCGACCAAAGCAAACAGGTTCAACCAGCAAACCGAAATCGAATTTGCTGGAGATACGCAAACCAGATTGCGTGCTTATGAAATGAGTCTGGGTGTAGTGGTTGGCAGGCAACCACACAGAGATAATTCTTTTATCTCTTCAGCTGGTGTACTCAGAGACAAAAAGGGATTCGAGCAGGCTTCAACTTCGGTTAGTCTTCGCTGGTTCTTCCAAACTTTACTTCAAGGCACTGCACCAGCTGAACAGATAAAAGGTATCTTAAACCTCTTATCTATTTTTCACTTATTCTTAAGGATTTTTTATCATGGCACAAGCCTATGCAATCACCCAATACAACGGGTTAGATTATCAAAACGGATTTCAACCGAAGTGGAATTTGGTAAGTGAGCGAAACGACCAGAAGCAAGCTTTAAAAGTTTGTGAAGTTCTAAACAATCGCACCAAATACACACATAGGGTTGAGGTTATGAAATCAGTTGAGCTTCCAAAATTCAGCATCTTAAAAGTTGCTAAAAATGAAAATCAACATATTGTGATTCCTGCAAGTTTCAAAGTAATTAAGAAAAGATCATTTCTTAGAAGATTATTAGGAGCTTTTTTCTAATGAACGAAAATGAATTTGATTTTTATTTCGCTGGCCAATCGTGGGGAGAATGTTTCGACATTCTCTCACCATATCAAAAGCGACTCGATTATGACTTTGAAACAATGGAGATTAACAAAAATGAACACAATTAAATTTTTAGTTGTTTTCTTTTCTTTGGGCTATTCGATTTATTTTGGGAGCATCTTATTTGATGCTCTCTATCAAATCCAAAACAACAACTTACAAACATACTCGGAGCTCCTGAAGCAATGAAAGACACTACTTACAACGGTTGGACTAACTACGAAACTTGGAACGCTGCATTGTGGTTGGATAATGATTATTTTTATTATTCAATCATGATGATGCAAAGCGTAAAAAGCTTTGATGATTTTATTAAAAAGATTCAAAGCATAACAGTAAACAATCTTGATGCAGATTGGGATTGGCGTTTCAAAACAGGAGATGGGATTTCTTGGAACGATCCAAAGATCAACGTTCAGGAAATCAACGAAAAGATTCAGGAGCATAAATCATGACTCCTGAAGAATTTCTAACAAAGGAAAGAGTTCCAAAATATAGGCAGCGTTTAGTAGCTGCCTTATGTTCTTGTATTACTGCAAAGACTGAAGAAAAAACAAATTTCTTTTTAGAAATTGCAGAATATGAAGCTTTAGAATTTTCGGAAAAGCAAGTTGAAGCGGCCAAAAAAGACGCTTGTAGACTTTTAAAAATTAGGGCATAATTTGCCCTTTTTTCCTGTAAAAAATTTTCATTTATCCTAAAAAAATGACTGTAATGAATGGCCGTATGAATGGCAAGAAATCTCAGGTCAAACCTGAAGAGCTAATTGTGAATGAACTAATTCAAGCGATTGAATCAGGTAACACAAAATTATGGCGTAAAGATTGGACAGTTAAGGGCGGGTTTAGAAACGTCTTGACAGGCCATGAATATCAGGGCGGGAATCCTGCTCTTTTATGCTTGCAAAGCTCTATAAGAAATTGGCATTTACCACTTTTTATAGGTGCAGGGCAAGCACGTTCCATAAATTGTTTACCTAAGAAAGGGTCAAAATCTGCTCGGATTCTCCAACCACTTTTGAGAGAATTTGAAACGAAAGAAATTGACGAAAATGGGGAAGCTAAAAAAGGTCAATATATGTCCTATAAATGCGTTCCTGTTTTTAATGTCGCTGACATTCGTGGATTAGATGATGAAGCATCAAAGAAATTAGAAAAGCTAATTGATGATGCAGTTCTAACTGCAAAGCCCAGAGAATTAGATGTCAGGGTTAAAGAAGCTCATGACAGATTATTCCAGTGGGAAAAAGAAATCAACACTCTTATTAAGGGTGGAGATAGAGCCTACTATCGTGAATCAAGTGATGAAATTGTTATCCCAAAAAGATACAACTTCAAAAATGACGAATCGTATTTGGCCACTTTCGCTCATGAGGCTGTTCATTCAACAAAACATAAGAATAGATTATCAAGAAATAATCTTTCTTATGCTCAAGAAGAATTAGTTGCTGAATTAGGAGCTTATCTAATTTGTAATAGATTGCAGATTTCTAATTTAGATACTATGAACCACGCAGCCTATTTAGAAAGTTGGTGTCCAATGCTGAAAAGCGATCCAAAAATCCTTTTCAAATCACTAGCTATGTCAAGTAAAGCTGCTGACTTGGTAATAGGGGAGCAATAGCTCCTCTTTTTCTTTTTATTAATTATGAAAAAGTACAAAGCAACCGACCCAGAAATGGTTCAGGCTCAAAAAGACTTGGCTAAAATGTCAAATTTATCTAATCGTGTAATTACTAACGATAAAGATTTATTTGAAGAATTAGCTACAATTCAAAGAAAATTATGTCAAATCTCTGAGATGAAATCTTATTTTCTTCAGAGATATGAGGACATATTAGAGGAACAGCATAATTTAGAAACTCAGTTATGTATCTTTCAAAATGAGATGCTTCACAGTTTTGAATTATGCTTCCGATATTACAAGACTAAAAAAAGAGGATTTAAGTAAATGACTCAACATCACAACTACATTGATACTGAATTTGCTAAAAGTGTAAAACTTGGCAAAGGTAGATTTATCAGCAAGATCAAAAGAAAACGACCCAAGAAACATACAGTTAATTGGGTCAATAAAAATAAGCCAGAGGGATTTTAATTAATCCCTTTTTCTAATTTTAATTTACACCTAGTCAGAATTAAAGTTTCATATAACTTTTTATCTGACTTTAAACTTTTAGTAAGTAGGTTATCCCACTCTTCAGAGGATAATTTATTGAGATGATAGGGGTCATAGCCCATTTCTTCGATTGAAAGTATGTAAGACTTAATGAGACTCATTTTAATTTATGTGTTGACATATTAATAATACCATACAGGCTTGCTAATGGCCTTATTTATGTGTTAATATTAAAAAGCGTTCACTTATCCTAAATTTATGAAACGTATTTACCCTGATGATATGCAACTAGATCAATTTCTAGTTCTTAATGAAACTGATTACAAAGTTTTAGCCTACTGTTTAGATGAAATGTCAATTCACGTTCCAGTAGATCAAGAATACAACAAAATACATATATCTCAAGAAGAGTTCGATCTTTGCAAAGCAAAAATTCTTACAAGAAAAAACTTAGAAGGAGGTAACAACTAATGGGATTAGATATGTACTTCGAGGGAACTTTTTCAACAAGAGCTTTTTCCGAAAGAGACCCTAATAATTATAAGAGAGAAAATGTTGAGATTGATCTTGACTTTGAAGCTACTCTTGAATCAATAGGCTTTGAAAACGCTCCAGTAGAATTTTCTAACTGGAATTATTATTCAGTTAATATTCCGATTGCTTATTGGAGAAAAGTTAATTGTATTCACAACTGGTTCGTTAAAAACGTTCAGGGTGGAAACGATAACTGTGACCGTCACTATGTTACTCAAGAAAAGATAAAAGAATTAGTTGAAGAAATCGACAACATTTTATCTGAAGACGATCCAAAAACAAAACTAGCAAAAGCAGAAGCTAATCTACCTAATACAACAGGTTGTTTCTTTGGTTCTCAGGAATATGACAAGTCTTACTTTGAAGACCTTAAATACACTAAGGAACGTATGCAAGCCTGTTTGGATTGGCAAAACAAAATGGCAGGAACAGGAAAATGTTTCGATAGCTTCTATTATCAATCATCTTGGTAACTATGGACATTATTATTCTTATCGCTTGCATAGCAGCAACTATCTATTACCTGTATTTAATTGCAGGTTTTAGAGATATTCAAAAAGCAAAAAAAACAAGGAGGAGAAAATGAGCCACCCTGTAAATGATGAAATTCTTGAAAACTTATACGAAGAAGTTAAAGAAGAATTTCCTAATGCGTTAGAACCTTTTGTTATCGCAGAAGTACAAAAACGATTTGAGGAGATGAGTACATGAACATAACAGAGTCCAGAGATGAAGCATTTGAAGCAATTGCAGAGATGTTACGCTCCAATATCAAGAAAACAAAAATAGCGTCTAAACTATCTGCTGATTATTGCGTAAGTGATAAAACAGTTTACAAGTGGATAACCAGAGTTGAGGAAATGTACGATATTGAACCAATAGAGTCAATTCTTCAACAACAAAAATCTGAGTTAAAATCTGAAATTTATCAGGATTTAATTCGTGATTATCATAAAGCTAAAGACGACAAAGATGATGAATTACGCAGAAAAATCGGAGCTATATTAAATAATACTTACCTTAAAAAAATTACTTTCAACTGAGA